CAGTACAGGTGGAAGCATGAGCAACTTAATTATTGGTTCAGGTGGTGGCGGTAAAGGCGGCGGTGGAGGTGGTAGCCCAACAGAAGCTAGAGATAACCTTGACTCAAAACAATTTGCCAAAGTATTAGATCTTATTTCTGAAGGTGAAATTGGTGGATTAGTTAACGGTGCAAAATCTATTTTTATTAATAATGTTCAATTACAAAATGACGATAATTCTTATAATTTTGCAGATGTTTCATGGGAATCAAGAAACGGAACTTCTAGTCAATCAGTAATCCCATTAACTGAAAATACTGCAACGACTAAATCGACTGGATTCAGTGTTGTTGGAAAAACTGATACCAGAGTAGTTACTATTACAGATTCAGATGTTGATGCAGTTAAAGTTATTATCTCTGTTCCTTCTTTACAAAGACTGACCGATGAAGGTGATATTTATGGTACGGAAATTGAATTAAAAATAGAAGTTCAATATCAAGGTGGAAGTTATGCAACAAAGGTTTCAGGCAATGAAGGCAAGATTACAGGTCGAACTGGTGATCTTTATCAAAAAGAATATTTAATAAGGCTTGATGGTACTTTCCCCGTCAATGTAAAAGTTTCAAGAATTACAGATGATTCAACAAGTTCAAAATTAGCTAATGCTTTTAAGTGGGAAAACTATGTAGAAATTACATACGATCAACGAGCTTATGCGAATAGTGCTTTAGTTGGGATGCGTGTTGATGCTGAACAATTTACAAGTATTCCATCGAGAAAATATTTAGTTAAAGGGATCAAAGTTAAGGTTCCACATAATGCAACTGTTAGAGCAGATGGAAGTCTTTCATATTCAGGAACTTTTAATGGAACATTAGGTGCAGCAGTCGTTACCAACGATCCATCTTGGATTTTATATGACTTATTAACAACAAGTAGATATGGATTAGGTGATCATTTAGCGGAAGCGGATCTTGATAAATTTTCTTTCTATGCTGCCTCTCAATATTGTTCAGAGTTAATTGATGATTGCACTGGAACGGGTGGAACTGAACCTCGTTTTGCTTGTAACGTCAATATTCAATCAGCAGCAGAAGCTTATACCGTTATTAATCAGTTATGTTCTGTATTTAGGGCACAAGCTTATTGGTCTGCTGGTTCTGTTGCCCTAACCCAAGATTCTCCAGCCGATGCAAGTTATCTGTTTTCAATTGCAAATGTATTAGAACCAGGATTTACTTATTCAACCAGTAGTCAGAAAAATCGTGCGACTGTTGCCATCGTTAAATATTTTGATAATGACTTAAGAGATTACGCCTATGAGGAGGTGAAAGACACTACAAACATGGCTCGTTATGGAAGTGTTGTAAGAAATATCAACGCATTTGCTACAACCAGTCGGGGTCAAGCTTTACGACTTGGTAAGTGGCTTCTTTACATGGAAAATTCAGAGAGAAATACTTGTTCTTTTGTAACCTCTATAGATGCTGGTGTTGTCTGTAGGCCAGGTCAAATAATTGAAATAGCTGATGAAATGATTGCTGGATCAAGAAGATCTGGAAGGATTAAAGCTTCTCCAGCTCCTACAACAACTGCAATACCCTTAGACGATGCGACTGGTTTAAATACTTTGAATAGTCCAACTCTTTCAGTAATACTTTCAAATGGTTCAGTTGAGACAAAGCCTGTTAGTAGTATTTCTTCTGGAGTGATTACTGTTTCATCTGCTTTCTCATCAGCTCCTAATCCTAATTCTATTTGGGTTTTTCAAAATACAGATCTTTTAGCCTCTACTTGGCGTGTTGTCTCTGTTGAAGAACAAGATGGTATTAACTACGCTGTTAATTGCCTTGAATATAACTCTAGTAAATATTCACATATTGAAAGTGGAAACACTTTAACAACTAGAGATATAACAAATTTAAATGAACCACCTGCTGCACCTACTGGCTTATCTGGACTAGAAACAATTTATGAAAATACAGGTATTGCAAGAGTAAAAATAATTCTAACTTGGACAAGTAACACAGATAATGTCTTTTTAAGGTGGAGGTATGAAGATGGTAACTGGGAATCAAGGACAGTAGAGGGAACAAGGCAATTTGAGATTCTTGATACTGTTGCCGGAAATTATACGATTGAATGTTATAGCGTTAGTGCTTCTGGATTAAGGTCTACATCTCCCGCACAATTGACACCATTCGTAGCAGTAGGAAAGACTCTTCCCCCTACTCAAGTTTCAGGCATTAGTTTGTTACCTATTGATGAAGCAAGTGCAATTCTTAGCTGGACAAGATCAACAGAACTAGATGTCTTATTAGGTGGTCAGGTTTTAATTAGACATAGTGAATTAACAAGCGGTGCTCAATGGTCAACGGCTCAAGAAATTGTTGTTGCAGCTTCAGGAAACCAAACACAAAAACAAGTTCCACTTTTAACTGGAACATACCTTTTGAAATTTAGAGATGATTTAGGTAATGAGTCACCAACACCAGGGACCAATGACTCAGATTGGAATGATACGAGAGTTACTATTGATCTTCCTGAACCTTCAGAACGTTTAACTGTTCAAACAATAGACGAGCATACACCTAATTTTTCTGGAACAAAAAATAATACAATTTATGATTCAAGTTTAGATGCTTTAAAGCTAACAGAATCTAGTGGTGCAGTCACAAGTACAGGTGATTACTTATTTAATAATGCTGTTGATTTGAACCAAGTTTACGATGTTAATATTAAAAGAATTGTACGATCAGCCTCGTTTGACTTGGGTTCTCTATGGGATTCACGAACAGATTTAATAGATACTTGGGGATATATTGATTCGACTGGGGCTGCTAGTGCCGATAAATGTAATGTTACTTTGTATCTCCGAACAACAAACGACAATCCTAGTGGCTCTCCTACATGGAGTTCATGGCGTGAATTCTCAAATGTATTAGTAAGAGGTAGAGGTTTTCAATTTAAAGCAGTTTTAACAAGTACAGACACTAATCAGAATATTTCTGTTACTCAATTAGGTGCAAAAATTCAATTGCAAGGTCGGACAGAAAGTATCTCTACACCAATTGCAACAGGATCTTCCACTTATACAGTCACATTTTCTAATGCCTTTAAAAATACGCCCAATGTAGTCATTACACAAACAAATCAACAAAATGGAGACTTCTATGAGTTGTCAAACATCTCAAGGACTGGTTTTCAAGTATTATTTAAGAATGGTACTTCAGCCGTAGCTCGTTATTTTATATGGGCTGCTGCTGGCTTTGGAAAAGAGATTACTTAAATGAGCAACACACATGACCATGATATTGCAAACCAAGTTGGAGCTAATTTCCGAACTGATTTAAATAATGTATTAGATGATATTCAATCGTCTAACTCAGGGGCATCTGAACCAATAACAAAGGTTGCTTATAAATTGTGGGTAGACACCACTAATAATAAATTAAAACTTAGGAATGGAGCTAATAATGCTTGGATTACTCTTGGATCGACTGAGACAAATTTTGGTCATGCTACGGCGGCCAATCCATCGTTAACAGGAACTGTTAATAGTGCTGGGGATATCGTGTGTAATTCAAATACTCGAATAAAGATTCCAGTTGGTACAACAGGACAAAGACCAAGTTCACCTGCTACTGGTGACATGAGATATAACTCAACAGTAAATAAGGCAGAAATCTACAATGGGAGTGGAACTTGGTTAACTGCCTCAATACCTGCTGGTGGATCGACTAATAATGTATTAAAAAACGATGGTGGAGGAGGGTTAGCATGGGATACAGTTGCAAACCTACAAAATAACACTACTACTGTTATTAAAGGTGCCATTGCTTTTAATGGGACAAATGGCTCAACCTTTAAATCTAGTAATTTAAGCGTTTCACGCACTGGTACAGGTACATACACAATTACGATTGATTCCTCTATCAGAAACGGTACAAGTTATGGAGTCGTGATCGGAAATATTGATGAAAGTGGTTCAAGAGGAGTCGGTGATATTACAAATATTGATGCAGTTGCTTACAACGATAATTTTAGAGTTTGTTTTGTTTCAAGCCGATCAACTAATAGTTTTACTATAAGAGCGTATAGATTTGATCCTGACAAAGTTGGGGATATAGCTGATGACAAAAAGCTTTATGGTTTTAGACGAGTTGCTCAAGATCCTGATTACATTTCTGTTGCTTTTTTCTCCTAATGACAACTATTTTTTACAACTACGATAAAAGCACAACCAAGCTTGCAACAATTATTTCGGATAAAACTCCAGACGAATTAATTGCAATGGA